GGGGGGGGGGGTCACTCAACGCCGATACGATCTGACGAAGCACCTACGCTCTGCAAAGCCCAATAAAGATACTTATTGTCGTTGACGCTCAAGTCTTTATGTAAGGCGCTAATAGTCGCCTTTGTATTGTAATAGGCGGCAATAGTGACGGCTCGCCGGACATACGAAGCCTCAAGCATGTTTTCTAGTGCTTTGTTGTATTTTTCGGAAAGTTCGCCGATTTTTTGGGCTGCAGTGTCCGGGTTGCAGGTTGCGCCGCTTTGCGCGGCTGAGACTCGCAACCCGCGTTGTTCGCTAGCGTTAAGCCCGTTGATATCGCGGATATCACGCGGGTTCCAACCTTGCGTGCGTAGTGCGTTGATGCACGCGCCGATCTGTTCGCGCGCCTTGGTGAGTTCAACCTTGCAGGTGTCGAAGCGCTTGGCGGCCTCACGTAAGGCCGCTGGGTTATATAGGCCGCTAACATTTTCGTTATAGGCTTTTGCGAAAATGTTAACAGCGTTTTTAGGGATCAAAAATTGCCGCCGGTCGGCAGCAAAAAAAGTGACATTTGTCATGTCTTTAGTCTTAATGTTTCCCATTGTGATGTTCCTAACATGTCTCTCTGTGTAGTTCTCAATGTGATATTTCCCACGTTTCACATCCGCTATATTGTGTGGTACGTGTCATAGTGTGTTCTCACGGTCCCATTTTCTTACCTCCTATCGGGTTCCGTTCCCGTTTCCTTATGTATATATACTATCGCACGCACGCGCCTATAGCAAGAAAAATAGCCCTAAATTCAAGTGAACTAGCACACATTTACGCGCCTATATATGCGTCACGCGCGCCTATGCGAAAATTTGCCTAAAAACACCCCATGCCAAAACGCACTGTAAGCCAATCTAACGGCCTTTAATTCAAACATAGTACTATATACCTAGTCGCAAAGTTAGGCTGTCAGATTGGCTTACATGAAACCGCGCTAAAACAGCCCAAACGCACAAAAAGCCATGCGCTAGGCATGGCTACAAACAAAACGGGCATACAAAAAGACACTAGCTAAAAAGCTAGTGTCTTAATGCTTGCGTGAATCAGTTCACAAAGTAGTCACCGTTAGCGATTTGCTCAAACGCTGTGACCCAAACGCTTAAGATATCTAAAATGCCGTCACCAAGCGTTTCTGTGTCACTTTCGTCCATTTCGTCGAAAATATCGAGCACTCGCCAAATCGCGCGGGTAGCGTTCGAAAGGTGGTAGCCCTCCCAACCGCGCGCGTCTGATTGAACAATGTCCTTGCAAACGTCGTGCAAGTGCCAGATAGAGTCAACAGGTAGCTTACTGTTAAGTTCATCACTTAAAGCCGACTCGTTTTCGACCAAAAGCCTAGCGACGGCCCTAATTCCGCGTGCAATTTCCGCAAAATTGCGTTGTTTTTCAGAGAGTGCGAACACGTCCAAACTTGACTCGATAGCATTGGACGGCGTCGCGCGCGCCGCGTGAGTGGCAAGGCCATAGCCATTAGCTAAAGCGTATGGCCAAACCGCGCCGGGTAGCATTTTTTCGATAGCGTTCGCATCGTCGCACATGGTATAGGTTGCGTCGCCTTGCGTGACCGCCGTCTCAAACATAACGCGGCCGTCGTCGACAATATCCAGGGTAATCTCAATCTCGATTTGACCGCCCGGTGCATCTTCCCAAACAAAGATAACGCCGTTCCACTCCCATTCAAGCGTGTTGTAGTTGCGTTCGGTGTGGAAGTTGTCAAGAACGTTGCTCATGTCACATGTCCTATCTGTGTCGTTGTTGTGTGTGTTGGTTTGGGTGGGTTAGTTTTGCCCTATCCCCTGCCCATGTAAATATAATAGCGGACTATCCGCATATTTACAAGTTATTTTAGTGTGTAGTAGGTCACAATTGAGGGCTCGCTAGTGCGATACTGGCTAGCGCGTCACTGCCACTAACCCAACCTGCCAAAATTTCCCTAATGGTGTCGATTCCAGGTTCATTAGTGACAAACGTCTCAAAACGCTTGACATTAGCGCACTTAAGTCTTACAATGTAACCTTTGTCATGTTCGAACATGGTTACCTTGCCAATTTCGTTATAACGGCTGTAGATAAAGCCTAGCTCTGTATATTTTCCCGGCTGTCGGTTGGCACGAACATTAGCGACATACCTAGGGCTAGTGTTAGGGTAGGCTTGCACTAGGGCAATATCTTCAAGTCCCCATTTTGGTTTGTCTGTGTTCTTGCTCACTTTAATTCTCCCTTTGTATGTATGTTTTGAGGTGGGCACGACTTACACCCCATGCCCTTAGGTGCGTGAGTTAGCTAGCACAGTCAGGATAGTGCCAAATTTCGTCCCAAAATTCGGCTATTTCCTCGTCTTCAAGCAACATATCTAACATGCCGAAAGTGTCTAAAATCATATGGAACCCGAAAGCCCAATTTTGCAACATATTGACATAGCGCGGGCTAACGTCTCCATACGCTTTCGCTTCACGCCATAAACTATAGGCGCTGTCTAAAATTCCGACTAGGTCAGCAAGCATATCTTTAGGGGTAAGCAAGTCAACAGATTCGCCATAGAGAAAATTGTATTTAACCCATGCGCCGGTTAGGCTACCACCAACCAACGTTTTAGTATCGCTAGCGCCCCATTTGCTGTACACCATGCGAACCAGCTCTAAACGCTTTTTGAAGATAACGTTAGCTAAGTCACAAGCGTTGTAGCGCTTAAGGATGAACTTTGCACCCATGCGCTTCACTGGTTCGAAGCTTTCGGACTCGATAGCCGCTAGCTGCCATTCTTCCCGCTGCTTGTATGACGGCATTTGAACGTTTTTCATGTCATTGTCTTTCTGTGCGTGTTTTTGGTTGGGGACGTATTGTTAGCCCGTCCCCTTGGCTTATGTCTATATCCTATAGAAAATATGAGGATATAGCAAGTTTTTAGGGCATGTGATAGGTCACATTCTCGCTAGTGTACTCAGATAGGCTAAAAATTGATTCGCCATACTCACCGGTGATAGGTTGCAGCTTGTAAGCTTGCTCACACTCACGGTTGCGTAGAGACCACCATACCCAATTAATAGGTTCGTGGCAAGGATCACACAACCCGTAGGCATAACGCGCGCGGTCCAACAAAGTTTCAGGGTGACCTAACCAGACTTCAAACATTTGTTGTAACAAATCGTCTTGCTCTACCCTGTTAGGGCTAACAAACAAAAACCGATCCGTGTCACCAAATTCATAAAAAGCCCATGCCCACCCAATACAGGCGCCGGAAGCTATGAATTGCGTCACCTTGTCCTTGCCGTTGATCACGGTCGGGAGAGCCGATTCTTCACGACCAATAAGGTTTGTCAAGGCAAACCCGACGCTTAGGCCACCAAAGACACTAACCGTTTTTTCTAGCAACTCAGCTACCGCTATGTAATATACGTCAATGTTTTCAGTGTCAACATTTTCACCTAGCGCGCCGTCAGCTTCAGCGAATTCTAATTCTAAGGTTAGCGCGTTTGTAATGTAATACATATGCGCAAGCTGAATAAAGTGCGTGCCAACTGCTTTTTTAGAAAATCGTTCAGGCTGTAAAAAGCTTGCTTCTTCACCAATGTGACGCAATTTACTGTCATAATAAATGTTATTCTTAAACCTGATGTATTCTAAATCTGCCATTAGCTTTGTGTACGCTTCGTGAATTTCCGCACACAATGCATTGCCTAGTTCGATCTTCATTGCTGCATCTAAAGCGCGCGAGCCAATGTGTGAAGTCAACCAATATTCACGCATTTTCAGAGTCCTTTCTCTCTGTCGTTATGTATATATAGTATCAGTATATTTTCTTGCTAGCAAGTAATATGAGAGTGAGTTAAGTCACTCAATGCACCAACGGACGTTAAACCATTCAACCAACGTCCAAAGCGCGCCCCATTTGTCAACCAAAGCCGGGCTCATTTTATCGAACGGCAATTCGTGGTATGCCTCAGCTAACGTTTTTCCTGCGTCATATACGCTAGAAACTGCAATCGACTTATCAAACTGACCATTAGTTAGGTACTGCAACATATCAGCCGGCTTAGGCCGAACGTCCTTGTAATATGACGTTTCCCACTCTAAGCCGTCGGTAAGCTCATAGAATTTTTTAGCCATTTCGCGGTAAGCCATCCTAAAGTGTAGGGTTCCCCACATGTCGCTAGCGAGCGCCTGTTCCATTTTTCTTTGTCCTATCAATCAGTGTGTTGTCAATATTTTTTAAGTGGCAGGGCCGGGTCTATCCGACCCTGCCATATTGCTAGCCAATGGCTAGGATGTGCACCCTAGCGGGTACGGGACCGGTCAACGTGGGTGAGCTCACACTCTTCTACGATCTGCCAGAACGCGTCAGAGCTCACAGCGCTAACGTAGCACGACTTGGGGACATACCAACCGAACGCACGGTCGATAATCGCTTCGATATCAAATTCGTCTGCGAACTCTCCCAAGGCCCCGATAACCGCGCCCTCAACTTCGTTCATGTAGCCGTAGAATTCCAGGTCCTCTACTTCCAAGCCCTGCTCATCGGCGATAGCCCACAGGGCTTTAGCGTCACGTACCATTTGCATTTGTCTTATCCTATCTGTGATTGGGTGGGAACATATTTTATTGGCTGTTCCCTTGCCTCATGTAAATAGTCTATAGAAAATATGGGGAAGATTCAAGCTTTTAATATGTGGCCTTAGCCACATTATGTTCAGCGGTTACCCGGTAGCCAGTCGGGAAACTCAACGGCGGCGCGACGCGCTACACACTCACGGCCCACCGTGTACACCAAGCGGACAACCTGCCAGGTGACCAACGCCACTAGCCAGAACATAGCCAAACCAGCAAGCCACCAAGCCCCATTGTTAAACAGAATGTCCTGCCAAATGGTGGGCTGATCGGTTAGGCCGTAGCCGGTGACGATAGCCCACACGGAACGCGGCCCGTCTAGGATCACGCCCGCTAGGTCGGACATTTCAGAGCGCAGGTAGTAGGCTAAGCCGCCGGTGATAGTGGCCAGTGCCACAGTCTCAAGAATCTTGTTGCGCATTGTTCGCATCTCCCTTTGTGTGTGTTGTATAGCGTCTGTCGCTATGCCTCTAGTCTATCGCATCGCGGCTACCAGTGCCAGTATATTTACTGTGTTGCTAGTCACATAATGTTTAGACTATTGCGCTTGCGATTCACATCGCTTGCATGTCTATAGACTACCGCGCCACCCACACAGATGCAACCTAAACCAGGGTGACATAACACACACTAACCAAATGCACGCAAACTATTTACAACAACAAACGTTCGTGTTATCACGCGCGCGCGCGTTAATAAAATAGGCATAAACATTTTTGCGTGCGCTAACACACAAACACTTGCAAATCAATATGTTTAATCTCACAACACACTAAAACGTTCACTACACATAACAAGCACAATGTCAATAGCTGCAACATGTGACACTAGTAACACGAATGCGTCACATTTCGGGTTTGTCATGTCTTTAACCAATTGTCTGTTAGCAACACCACAAAAAAATCTATTGACAAAAAGCAATTTCATCAGGAAAAACGCTTGAATCACACAAAAAAGTGACCCACCCAACAAGCCAAGGTACTTTGTCAGGGGTAATCAGGGCCCCATGTGACCCATTCGTGTGGGGAAGATCACCCCAAGGGGGTATTAAAACTATTGTCAGGTCAAAGACAGGTCGGCGGTGGACAGACATTTACCCCTCCCCGAGCATATACAACATCTGGCTAAAAGGCAAACAAATAGCCCTGCAACCGCGCGTTTTGCTGGTTACAGGGCTATTCACTGACACAAGATACACACCGAAAGGAGGTGCGCTTAGTCTACAGCCTTTTTACTTGAGTTACAAGCACTTTCTAGGTTTCTGACTAGTGTCGTTTATCTCTTCCTGTAACACGTTGGCTTGGTTGTCTGGCTTTCGTTGGAATGGTGCGGTTTTTGCCTTGTATGACTCGAACATGTGTACAAAACGTGTAGTTGAGGTGTAGTCAAGGTGTAGTTAAAATATAAGCACAGTCTTAGACATCCGTTGCATAGAAAGGATCAGCTAATGCCTATCAGGAATGAGGATCGGCTGAATGAATGGCCGCGTGGCGCTAAGCGTACTGACTTTGTTACGCGCCGTGAGGCTTTGAAGCTGTTGGGGTTGTCGCCTACGTCGCGCGGGTCTTTGATCAAGTTGGTTGAGCGTGGAGAGTTGCGCGAGTTTGTGCCGTTGAACGCTAACGGCGTTTTGCTGTTGCGTGCTGAAGTTTTGCGTCTGGGTAAGGGTGGTGTTTTGGTTGGCTAGTTTTTATTTTGGGGTTTCGGGTGTTCCGGTGTCTCAGGGCTCTATGGTGGCTTTGCGTAACGGCCATTTAAGGCACTCTAAGGGCGTGGCCCTTACTAGGTGGCGTGGCTTGGTGTTTAAGGCCGCGTATGAGGCTTGCAGGGGCCTTAACGTGGATGTTCCGTTGGATGGTCCAGTGCGGTTGCGTCTGGTTTTTGTTTTGCCGCGCCCTAAGCGGCCAAGGTTTGGGTTACCGGCGGTTAAGCCTGATCTGGATAAGCTGGTTCGCGCTGTTGGCGATGCTCTGTGTCCGTCTAGTGGTCCGCGTGTGTTGCGTGAGGATTCACGAATCGTACATGTTGACGCTTATAAGGTTTATGCCGAGTATCCGATTCAGCCGGGTTTGTTGTGTTGGGTTTCTACTGTTGAGGGAGTGCAGGAATGAATAACGATCTGTTTAAGGCCCCTAGGAGCGTGTTTACGGGCTCAGAATTTAGGGGCCTATCTGTTAGGGCTAAGCTGCTTTATTTGGCCGTCTGTGCGCATCCTGGGCTGTCTGAGTGTGGCGTGGGGCGCTGGGATGAGGAAACGCTGGCTGGTTTGTGCCCTGACTTGACTTACTGGGAGTGCATGGAAGCGGCGTTTGAGTTGCTGGCGGCTGGGCTGATTGTTTTTGATCCGGTCACTAGTGAAGTTGGGCCACGCGGCTTTTTGTCGTGGGTTGACCTTGGTCGTTCGCGTAATGCAGATCACGTTGTTGCAAAGTTTTATGACACATCTAGCCCGATTGTCGTATTAGGTTTGGCCGTGGATGCAGTTTGCTGGGCTGTGGATAACTCTAAAAAGTCCACGTTTGTGCAGGTGGAAGCGGGTTTGTGTGATTTGGTTGATAGGCTTGATCCTGATAATTTGGTACGCCGTTTATCTGACCTTATGTCATTGCGGACGGAAAGTTTTATGACACATTCGCTTTTTGTGTCAGAAAAGTGTGACGTCAGCGACATGGTGTATAAGTTGTTAAACACCCTAACCGTTGGAATTTCAACGTTTCCTCAATCTGATTACGCTGTGAGCGTAGAGCTCTTGACAAAACTCAAAAAAACGCACATAATAGATATTAATAATAAAGATGTTGGTATTAACTCTTACATTAGTAAAGATGATACCTACACTAATAGGTATAAAGCTGATAATAGTAAAGATGATATATTAGCTTCTAATAAGTCAGTTACTAATAACTTACAATCTAGTAAGTTAACTTATAGGGGCAAAAAACCGCGTTTGCAGCTTGTCAGCAACACTTCAACGCCTGAACCTGTGGATAACTTTTCAGAGCCTGTGGAAAACAAGAGCACTCGCAAACGGGCCACATACAGCGCAGAGTTCGAACAGTTCTGGGCAGCATTCCCAAAAGCGCGCAGGGTTGGCAAAAAAGGTGCATACGCCAAATGGCAACAAGTACTCCGCAAAGGCGAAGCAACCTTTGAGGAAATCATGGAGGGTCTAGAGCGCTACAAGGCCGGTTGGAACCCCGCCTACTACCACATGCCTACTACTTGGCTTAACAAGGGTCTATGGGACGGCGACTACCAGCCCCGCGCCCGATCCACTATGCAGCGTTTCGCGGCTATCGCCATGCAAGCCGCTGAAGACCAAAACAACAACAACACGATCTGGGAGGAAAACGAAAATGAGTTCTAAGCAAGCTGTGGCAGCAGCACTGGCCATGTTGACCGAGTGCGGGCTGGTTAAGGTTGGGCCTGAAGATAATCTCGAAGACAAGGTCAGCGTGTGGCACCTTGTCCTTGGGGACGTCGTTAGCGATAGTGTGCTTAAGGACGCTACGTTAGCCGTCTGTAGGGCCGTTGAAAAGCAGTATGGGGTTGTTACCCCACGGGACCTTATGGCGGCGGCTGAACGGCTCCGCAAGGGCCGTATTCGTGAAGTGTGTAAGCGCTCCCCTATTCCGGTTGGTGACCGTGACGCGGTGGATCAATGCGCCTATGCGCGCGGCTGGCTGTGGGCTGTCGGTGAGGGCTTGAGCCTTGAGGAAGCAGACCGCAACGGGCTAGCGGCGGTCATGTGCTACAAGGCGGTTGAGGGTCGGGAACCTGAAACCCGCCCTGAACGCCTTCTAAGCCGCCTTAGCGAGGCCATTAAGCCCGATAAGGTACCCTGGGTAGGGTACGTTAATAAAATCCCCGTAAAACGGCTTACAGCGGCCCCTAGCGGCGGTGAGGATGTAGACCCGGCGCAAGTGGAAGCGGTCAAAGCAAAACTACAAGCACTAGCCGGTTCGCACGTAGTCCCCGAATAAACAACATGGCCACAAAGGAAGCACGTATCGCCCTTTGTGGCCATGACTGTTTGTGTATACAATAAACGCGACGGCGAAAAGGGTTTCACCTCCTCCCCCAATCGCCGCCGCCCCCATACAAAGGCGTGTGGATGAGAAAAGGGTCTAGGCTTAACTCCACCTAGACCCTTTTTCTCTGCAACCAGTCTTAGAGAAGCTGGAAGCTAGTCACATACATGAACCCGTCTTCGCCGCGTTGTAGTTGGCAGTCCATGAACTTTTTCTCTATCCCGTCTTGTGTGTAGACGTGTACGGGGTAGTCAATGTACATAATGCTGGTTTGGGGGTCTTGCCATTCGCGCGACTGTGCCTTGTTCTTCAACAGCCAGAAGCCGCCGGGGTACAGTTTCTCGCCGTACTCTGAGCAAATCTTACGGGCGCTCTTGGGCATACCAGTAGGGATGCTAGACGGCGTGGCGTTAGCGGCCACAGTGGGCTTAGGTGAAGCCGTAGGGCTGGCTGTGGGCGTCGGCGCGGACGCGCTAACGGTTGGGGTTGGGGTTGGCTGGGTCTTGCCAGTGTCCTTACCGGCCAACACCCCCACTAAAGCCAGGAAGCAAGCCACGATTACCGCAAAAGCGACAGCATAGAACACAGTGTTCGCTACCTTGTTAGGGCAGGGAGAATTAAGCCAGATAATCAGGCGGTTATATAGGTTTTTCATGCCCTAATTATATCAAAGCCCCCAAGCGCGCAAGGTGATATGTAACACTTGCGTGTTGGTTGATTCTTACCCTCCACCCCGATAAAATTAAGACACACGAAAGGAGTAAACATGCACGACTACGCAGACCCAGAAGAGCCACATTCCATATTACTAAGCGGACCCGATTTTGCTAACGCCAACTACTGGATGTCCCTATTGTTGCAGACATTAGAAGCCGAAAAGGCCCGGCAAGAACATTTAGCGAGGAAAGAACGAGGCGATACAAGCGATGATGACAGCCAGTGAAGCGTTAGAAGTACACTTAGCCGAGCTGCAACGCAGGTTTAGCCGCATCGGCGGTAGCGGCTGGCAAGACAAAGCCACATGTAAAGGGTTACCCCTGGACCTGTTCTACCCGGAAGACTCCACCGAACGGATCAACACCGACAAGGTAATTAACGGCCTTTGCAAGCGTTGCCCCGTGAAAAACGAGTGCTTACAAATGGGGCTTTTGGAGGGCATACCCCCTTTCGGGTTGCACGGTGGCCGAACCTCAACAACCCTACGTAAACTAGCGCCATATAGGGAGAAAATCATGAACCCACGCACACCTAAGCCAGACGAATTAGCACACATTATCGAGACTCGCCTACACCTGACTAACCGCGAAGCGTGGCTAGCTAAGCTGGAAGCCACACAAGCTATTGATCCACGCACCAAGCGGGAAAAGCGTATCGAGAAACTACTAAATGAAATCATGGGCTTGAAAAAGGAACTAATGCGATCTATGGAGGTTGCGTTAGGTATCTACGAAGCGCCTATTGATAGCGCACAGAACAAGGAGTGAACACACATGGGACATAAGTTAGAGTTTGACGAAGTTAAGCACCGTTACACGTTGGACGGTGAGAATATCCCGTCCGTGACTACGATTCTTGGGGCTGGTTTCCCTAAGCCTTATCTTATGTATTGGGCCGCTAAGATGGTTGCTGAGGCGGCGGTGGATGAGGCCGAAAACATTGCCCGCACCTTGGAGGTGCGCGGCGGCGACGCGCGCGGGGACCTCATTAACCGCCTCAAGTCCGCGCCGTGGCGTTACCGTGACAGCAAGGCCCGCAAGGGTACGGCTGTACACAGTTTGGCTGAGCAGTTGGTTAACTGGGAGGAAATCGAACCAGCCCCCGAGCTCCGACCCTATCTTGGCGCTTACCTTAGGTGGCTTGACGATAACCCGTCTTTTGAGGTTATCGCCACTGAGGTTCCCGTCGCCTCTACGTTACACGGTTACGCGGGTACCGCTGACCTTATCGCCGAGTTTGAGGGCGACACCTGGTTGTTTGACCTGAAAACGTCTAACAGCGTGCATGGAGAGCATTTCGCGCAATGCGCCGCCTATGCCAACGCCGACTACTACAAGGGGCCTGACGGCAAGCTACACCCAATGATCCCTGTTGATCGGATTGGGGTTATTCACCTAACCCCACATGAGGCCACGCTCTACCGTGGCCCCGAAATTAAGGAAGCTTGGGCGGCGTTCCTGGCCGTTAAGGCTGTAGCTGACCAGGTTAAGAACATTAACTCTTGGGTTTCAATCAAAAAGGATAAGAAAGGATCGAAGAAGTGAGCGAACAGGCTCTCGCCACCGTGGATAACAAGAACGACTACGAGGCGCGCGCCCTCGCTGTACAGGCTGGGCTTGAAGCGTTTGACACCTCACTACTGGCCGCTAAGGCTATTGCGGACAAACTCGCCTATACCGAGTTTGTGCCTAAAGCTTGGTCTGGCAAAGCGCCTGAACTGGCCGTGGCGATTGTGAAGGGCGCGGCTATGGGTATGGACCCGTTTACCGCCGCTAACGCCCTATATGTGGTTAATGGCCGCCCGGCGATGTACGCCGAAACCATGGCCGCCCTAGTGAAGGGCGCCGGATATGAAATCTGGTCCGAAGAAACCACGGACGATAGCGTAACCGTCTGTGTCTCTAAGAAGGGTTCAGAAATTATCCACAACGCTACCTGGACTATTGAGCGAGCCCAGAAAGCCGGGTATATGTCAAACAAGCGCTATGCGACGAACCCACAACAGATGCTTTATGCTCGCGCGTTGTCTGAGGCGTGCAAGCGTGCCGCACCCGAGGTTCTGGCTGGCTTGTCTAGCGTTGAGGAAGAAAGCATTGCCGTTGGCGAGGCTGAGGTTAAGCCCATGCAGCGTAAACGCAAACCAGCTAAGGTTAAGCCGAACGATGTGCCCGAAGCTGACGTCGCCCCGGTTGTTGGTGGGGTTGTCTATGAAGAAGCCGAGATTATCGAAGAAAGTGAGGAAACCAAATGAGCTTGTTTGCGTCTCTTGCCGTGGTGCTTTGGTCGGCACCGTTTGTTTGGTTCTGTGTTCTGATTGGTAGCGCCCTTATTTGTGGCGCTTTAGAACATGGCTGGGATGAAGTCAGCATTTGGTGGACTGACCGCCGCCTGAAGCGTGAAGCCGACAAGAAACGAAAGGAAAAGGAATGAGCGCCTCTTTTTGGCTTATCCTAGCCATTGTTGTTAGCTACACATTGATGGAATGCAGTGGCGACTGGGCTAGCGCGTTCAAGTCGGGTCGTAAGTGTCGGTCTTGCAAGAAGCGTGAGGCAGACACCCAAGCGGCTGATGACGTTAAGGAATAGCGGGAATGTGTCTTATTAAGTTGCTGCTCTTAGTTGTTACTGTTGCTTGCTGCGCGCTTGCATTCGTAGCCGGTTTACGAAACGGTGATTAGGCTATGGCTACTTGGCTTGCTGGGGCCGTGTCTTATATGACTGGTACGTTCGCGGCCACACTAGTTTTTATCCCTATCGGGTTCGGCTTGGCCGTGTTCATGGGGGCTGTAGTGTGGGTGCTAATGCTGCTGGAAGAAGTGAAGAACAAATGAGCGCGGCCCTAGCTGTTAGCGCTAGTAAAGGGGCCGCTTTGCTGGTTGGGTTAGGCCCATTCTGGCTAACTGTGTTGCTGGTCTCATTAATTGTTTCTTCCTTGACCGTCGTTTTCTTCACGATACTATTAATGGCGTGGGTGTTGAAATGGTTCGACACTCGCATCGAACGACTATGGAAACACATAGAAAAGGAAAGATAATGTTTTGCATAAACCATCGCGGTTTCCTTATTCGCCTTGGCGGGGCTGGAATCTCGATTGACCGGTTCGTCTATACCGATAGGGACGGAAATATTATTCCGTTCGGTACAATAAAGCGCATTGTCGAAAAATTCTACAACACCCCTGATGTGACACAAATAGTCTTGCGCGATTACCTATGGCTTGCGTGTGGCATCGACATGTCTTTGTCACAAAAAGAGGAGAACTAATAATGGGTAACAGCATTGTTCTAGACCAGTATAGCACCGCTGAAGAATACACGAACGTTCTACGCGGGCGATATGTAACCAGCGTTACTGTCGTTGACGGTGACGATTATGCCCCACTGGAAGCTATTTTCACTCTCGATAACGGCATCACCCTTGTTGCCCACGGCAATGAGGGGTGCGAGGCTTGCGGTAACGACTGGTATTACATCGAAAAAGCTTTCGCATGTGGCAGTGCTCAGGCGCGCATCATGGGCGCCTATGCTAAGCATAGTCAAAATGTGGAAGATCTAGGGCACGAAACTTACACTATTTTTGTAATGGTGAACGGCAATTACGGCTACACCCCCCTAGTAAGTTTCGATGGCAGCGGCGATGGCTACTATGGGACCGGGTTTACCCTAACCGTATATCCCACCACAAGCGAAAAGTACGGACCACATGCGCAATAACAAACCATACAGATAGGAAAGATAGTGGACTATATCATTATTGAGGGCAACCTCACCCGTGACCCTGAACTCAAATTCAGCCAGAGCAACAGCAAGCCGTACTGTTTCTTCACCGTGGCGGTTAGCTACCGTGAACAGCGTAACGGTAGCTGGCAGGATGTGGGCACCTGCTATTACTCTTGCACGGCGTTCGGGAAGATGGCTGAAAACATTACCGAAAGCCTAACCAAGGGCAACCGCGTTGTTGTGGCTGGCCGTAAAACCACCGAGTTCTACACGGCTAAGGACGGCAGTCAGCGCACCAACGAGCGCATTAACGTTGATCACTGTGGGCTTAGCCTACAGACCGCTTGCGCCCGCGTCATGGCCAACCCTAACGGCAACTACAATAACCAGTCTCAGCAAGGCGGCTACCAGCCCCAACCGCGCGGCAACGGCTACGACTACGACCCGAACAGTTGGGGCGGCAACCCGCAAAGCCCCGCGTTCTAAACAAATGGAGGTACAGAAAATGGAAGAACAGTTTAAAGAAACCGTTAAAGCCCTTTGGCTATCCACCCCGGATAAGGAATACCACCTAAAGGCGTTCCCGAACCTGGCAGGTGAAGAACTAGCCAAGGCACAGTTCGAGTTTAAGACGTTCGCGGCATTAAAGGACATGACCGCCGCGTTTAACGCCTACATGAACAGTGTTTGGTACAAGTACAAGCCCGCTGTGGCCGCTAACAACCTCCGCACTGTTATTCAAGCATCTATCCACATGCTTAAGGTGATTGACCCTAAGATGACCGCCGACAAGCTTGCAGAACTAACCTACGCAGAATGGCAGCGTGCCAAGGCTAAGCACGGCGAACATACGTTCGATTCTCCCTTAATGCCTGAATATTCTAAAATCATGGCGTTCATGGAAGAATACGGCGAGGTGGCAAGGGCTTTGACATATGACAAGGAACACGCCGGAAACTTGTTGGATGAAATTGTTCAAGTAATCGGTTTGGCTGTCGCGTGGTTGCTGCTGGTTGAAGCAACCAACCAAAAGCAGTGGCTAACGCGCAACAACCGTATTTCGGTATTCTAAATGGCCCGCACCGCTAAACAAGTTTTTGACGATATACGCGGCGAGTTCCTGGCCAAGGAAGATAACATCGAGCGTCTAGTTGAGGATGAGCTTTTAGCTTACGCGGCCCTTGTTGCAACGGTTGAGAAAACAGTTGAAGACCTGGAAGCGTGCCGGTCAAAGCCGTTGGAAGAACGCAAGTTGCCTAACGAAAAAATTTTGTTAGACATCCTGGCCAAAGCGTCCGCTGAGATACGGGCGTATAAGTCCAAAATGCGCCCTAGACCGAAACGCCGATAGCGTGTAATATCTTCCTTACGGGCGATGCTAAATGAACGCATCGTCGGGGATTGGGTGTGTTGGCCCCCTTGCTTATTAGACAGTCGTTTAATAAGCAAGGGGGTTAACTGTATACTGTGGGCTATGAGCAAAGAAGTTCGTGGCTCTCGATGGCGTAGAGTCCAAAAACAGTTTATGCGCAACGCGCGCTACAACAAGCTACCGTGCGCATTGTGTGGGCAACCGATTAATTACACGACGCGCAACCCTAATGATTGGGACGCGCCAAGCGTGGACCATATTAAACCCTGGATTTATGCACCAGAGTTGCGCCTAGACCCCGCTAATTTGCAGATAGCGCACCAGGAGTGCAACAAGATCAAGGGCACAGGTAAACAGGCTATGCCGTCAATTGGCAACCAGTCGCGGCAGTGGGGAAAGAAAACAAATGAGTAAAACACTATATGGCGAAACCAAGGCGGCAATTGCTAGCGCAGACTGGCTAACCGGCGCTGACGCCGGGCAGATTCAGGCGCTAACCGACTTGGGGTCAAAAATTGATGACGCACTGCTAGACCTAGAGTCGTACACTATCCGCGACATTAAAGACCTGACGCTTGCCTACAACAAAATTAGTGAATCGTTAGGCTTATCGCCTAACGTGCGCGCATCATGGGAACGCCGACAGCGCCAAGGCAAGGGGACCGGCATGAACAAGCTACAAAACGACATTGCAAAGGCTTTACAGTTTTGAAACCCCCAACGCTACCTAAAGACTATAAGAATAGCCCCGAGGGTGCGTACTATTGGGAGTTTCTGGCCCAAGCTGAGGCCAAATGCAAGTTCAAAGTGGCTGGCTATGACGGACCTAAAGGCAGCCGCGAACCGCGCATTTGTACGCCCCCGTTACGCCCTTTGACGCCTGAAACGACACTGGGCTATGCGTGTATTAGTTTCGCTGAAAACATCCTTGGGGTGCAGCTATTGCCATTCCAGCAAGCCCTGCTGATTAGGGCTTTAGAGACCGCCCCCGGCCACAGGTTACGGTTTAAATACGTGTTCCTACTGGTTGCGCGACAGAACGGCAAGTCAACCGTGGCGCAGGTAATTAGCTTGTTTTTTATGTTCGGCTTGCGTAAACCGACAGTTGTCGGCACTGCGCAAGACCTATCCATAGCCGAGGGCTTGCTGGCTGGCTGTGTTGAGGTTGTCGAAAGTAACCCGATACTCAAAAACTATATCCTGAACGTTAATAACACTAACGGCAAGAAAAGCCTAACGGTAGCCTGTGAGGGGCCAACAGGTGAACTAGCTGCAAGCACCTATCTAGTTAAGGCCGCAACCCGTAAAGCTGGCCGTGGTTTATCCAGTGACCTTGTGTTGCTGGATGAGCTACGCGAACAAACAAACTGGGTGGTTTGGGCGGCTGTAGCCAACACGATTATTGCCCGCCCTAACGCCCAAGTGTGGGGCCTAAGCAACGCGGGCGACATTTCGTCAGCGGTCCTAATGCACTACCGCAAACAAGCCCACAAGGCCCTTGGTGACCCTGACGGCATTGTTCGGGAAGATGAAAAAGAAAACGGGTTGACCCTACAAGTCAAAGACGGTACAGAAGACGATGACAGTGTGGGCTTGTTCGAATGGTCAGCTAAGCCCGGCAGGTCAATTATGGATCGGGACGGCTGGCTCGAAGCAAACCCCGCTATCGGCTGGGTTATTGACCCGGCAGTTATCAAAACAGCCACGGCGCAACCAGAAGCCGAGTTTAGAACCGAGTGCCTATGCCAATGGGTCCTTGACATGTATGAGGGGCCGTTTGCGCACGGTGCTTGGGACAAGTGCCGAGACATGGCCGGGATTATCCCTGACGAAAACCCCGCCGTTTTCGCGGTAGATGTTTCATGGGACCGTGACCTAGCATATGTGGCCGCAGCTGGCATAAACGCCGATGGGCGCCCACAGGTTGAAATATGTGCTGGCCGCGCTAGTCGCAACTGGCAGGAATGGGTTCCAGAATGGTTCACTTCCTGGGTGGACCCCGCTAACCCGGTTGACGTGGTGGTCAACTCCAAAGGTTGCCCCGCAGCGGCACTAATAGACCACTTGAAGAAAGTGCCAGGGTTAAGGGTGCGTGAATGGCAAGGTTCGGACGTGACGCTAGGCTGTGGCTTGTTCTATGACCGGGTTATGGCGGCAGAAAAAGAAAACCCTGACCGAACACCATTAGCACACCGTGGGCAGGAAGCCCTAGACCTGGCCGCTTCCGCAGCGGTCAAGCGCAACGCGGGCGACGGCTGGATGTGGGATAGGCGCAACAGTAGCCGCGACATCTCGCCCCTAATTGCTTGCACCGCCGCGTTGTGGTGGCTAGAAACGGTGTATGTCAACAAAAAGACAACCTCAATTTATGAGTCTGGCGTGCTAGACTTAATTTAGATATATATGTCCATACAATGATAGGGCAAAATGTATAGAACTTTACGCCGCTACGTCGCGGCAATCGTCACAGTAGACATTGGGGACGCAAGCATTAGGGGAACCCTAAGCCGCGTCGATAAACACGCTATCACGCTAATCAACTGCTCGCAGCTTATCCCGCCCACCGTACAGAACCCAACCCCCGCCCCGGTTGAGATTCTGGGCTCTATCATTGTGCCACTTCCTTGTGTAGTGCAGGTGTGTTAAATGATCTTTTCGACCCTTGCAGAACTTAACGAAACGGTAGGGAAAGGTAACGGCGTCGTACTCGATATTGTAGACCCTCCCGTACCGTTAATCGGCTTTGAGCCCACTAACGGTATCAACGTATCCAACATTTGGCGCACCCAACCTAACGTGCGCATGGTGGTTGAATTCATCGCCAACAATATTGCGTCTATCCCGCTATACGTGTACAAGCGCAATGCCGATAACGGGCGCGAACGCGTGCGCGACGGCGAACTAGCTAGAGTACTTGGCAACCCTGGCAACAGGCTAACCCCGTTCCGGTTTTGGTATAGGGTGCTGGTTGACTATTTGCTGTACGACTATTGGATTGTGCTAGTTCAACGCACCGAGACCGGCGAATATAACCTTGTCCGCGTACCCCCATATCGTGGAACTATCGTTACCGATGGTTTGCAGCGTGCGCAAACTATCCGGGTATCCGTGAACGATGGAACAACCGTTGATCTAGACCCTAAAACGGTACTGTTTGACATGGGCTATAGTCAAACGGCGCGCGGCTACACGTCGCCTATTGTGACCCTGTCACAAATCATTGCGCAGAGCCAACAGTCTTTAACGTATCGTGACGAAGTTATGCGCAACGCGGCCACACACACGGGTATTGTGCAGCGTGAAACGGAATGGCCAAGCCAGGAAGCGCGCAACAATTTTGTTAGGTCGTTGCGCCAATTTTCTAGCGGCAACAATCGCGCGGGCGGCACCATGCTGTTAGATGAGGGCATGAAATGGGTTGACCGCAACTATCAGGTTCCCCTGGTTGATGACCTGGAAGCGCGTAAGCTGTCCGCTGTTGAGGTTTGCGCCGCCTACCATATCCAGCCAGAATTGCTGGGTATCCGTGAGGGCACCTACGCCAACCAGGAAGCGTTTAGGCAGTCCCTATATAGGGATAACCTAGGGCCATACATTACAGCCCTTGAACAGTCTGTAAACCCCCTTGTGGCTATGCTTGAACAGCCCTCCGACAATTACATTAAAGCCCATGTTGACGTTAAGTTGCGTGGCTCATTCCAGGAACAGGCAAGCTTGCTTGTTTCTTCCACTGGCCGCCCGTTCCTAACCACAAACGAAGCGCGCGCCAAGGTCGAGCTAAACAGTATCGAGGGTGGCGACGAACTAGTCACGCCACTAAACGTCCTTGTCGGTGGCCAAGCATCCCCGCACGATTCAGGGAGTCAAAACGAAAAACAGGCACCCGAAACAGCCGTTAAAGCCGCCCCTGAACCGGAAGAAGAAAACGACTCACACCAGTTAGCAGCAAACACTCTCATTGGTGGCTGGGAAGATAAAGCCGCTGAAATGTTCTCCAACTTCTACGCGCGACAAGGGCGCAGTGTTCAAGCCAAGCTAGGAAGCAAAAGCGAACAATGGTGGGAACAAGATAGGTGGGTTAAAGAACTAGCCGACGATCTATTCAAGCTATCCAAGCTGGCCGTGGCCGACATGGGACCAAAGGCGGCTAAAGCATTGGGCTTTGACCCCGATAAAGAATGGTCTCTAGAAAAGTGCATTGGTTATTTGTCGGCGGTGTCAAAGAGTCGCGCCCGTATGGTTAACGATGCTACCTATAGGGCCATTAAGGAAGCTCTAGACAATGCCGGGGACACCGCTACGCTGTTTAGCGAGACAGAAACAGACAAGCGCGCTAAGCGCAGCGCAGCAATGTTGCTGGGCGCGTTGAGTTCATTCACTGCCAACGAGGCTATACAGCAAGCCCGCCCCGGTAAAGGCGGCAAAAAGACTTGGTACACACCAAGCCCTAACCCCCGCGCTAGCCACCGCCGCATGAACGGGCAAAGTGTCGGCACCGGTAAACTATTTAGTAACGGGATGCAATGGCCGCATGACCCCGCAGGCGGCGCTGACGAAGTGGCCGGTTGCACATGCTACGTAATAGTGGAAAGTGGTAATTAAAATGACACAGATTCTTTACAAGAACGCGGCAAGCGTGAAAGCCAACCCGGAACAGGCAGGGTTTACTGGATATGCGTCTACCTGGACTCGCACCCCTGACTATGCCGGGGATGTGGTGGCTAAGGGTGCGTTCACCAAGACCCTGGCTGATTGGGCGGCTAAGGGTTGCGATATTCCCCTACTGTGGCTACACAACGACGCTGACCCTAACGCCTATATTGGGTGGGCTAAATGTACAGAGGACGACCACGGCCTCAAGGTTGACGCCACTATCGACACAGATAACCCCATGGCTAAACAGGTTCATAAGTTGCTGAAGAACAAGCAGGTTGCGGAAATGAGCTTCGCGTTCCGCGTGCTTGACTCTGCAACCATTGAGGTAGAAAACGGCATCAAAGCCAATGAACTACGCGAACTAGACCTGCTAGAAGTGTCAGTTGTGCCTCACGGTTGCAACCCTGATACTAGCATTGACGATGTTAAAGCAGTGTCAAACACCCATTTGTTCACCAACGAAGAAGTAGCTAAACTAAAAGCATTAATCAATCAGGCCCCGAGCGGGGAAGCGGATAGCAAGTCTAGCGAGGATGCAGGGCGCATTAAGCACGACGAGGCTTTGAAGCGAATCGCAAACCAGGTCAAGGAATACTTGACACTACCTGATTAAAGGACAAACTAAAAATGGCAAAGACGCTAAGGGAGCAGCACGCCGAGCTAGCCGCAAAGGTTAAGGGGCTCGAAGCTGACCTACAGAATGAATACAGCCCGGAACGCTTAGAAGAATACCGAAAGGGCGCTGAGCGCCTAAAGGAACTCTACAACGCAGTACAGGCTGTAGAAGAAACCAAGGGCATTGTGGCCTCTATGGCGGCTGACGTCGAGGAAACCGAAGCGCCCGCTAACGGTACGGTGGACGAATCGGTTAAGGGCCTGAGCATGGCTGACCGTTTCGTCAAGTCTGACAACTATAAGCGGTTTGTAAAGTCGCGTGTTGGCAGCTCCGGCGCGCCGGTGACTATTGACCCGGTAAAGGTGGGCTCGATTGAAGACTTCCTAGTGCAGCGTAAGTCTTCAAACGTTCTCGCAACCCCGGTAGCCCGTCTTCAGCCGACACGGTACCCCACCGTTGATGTTATCGACCGCGCGCCGCTAACTCTATTGGATGTTATCTCGCACGGCAAGATGGCTACCCCCGCGTTTGAGTATGTGCAGATCACTGGTGCGTCGCGTAACGCTGCTATCGTGCCTGAAGCTACCACCACGAATAACCCGGCTAACCTGAAGCCTATCTCCGACTTCACCACGAACATGGCCGAGTGCAAGGCCGTCACTATGGCTGACGGCTTTATCGCCTCTACACAGATGTTGGAAGACGCGGGCGCGTTCACATCCTGGATGCAGAACGAATTGACCTACAACCTGAACGCGCTGATTGAGGATAACATTCTCAACGGCCCGGGCGGCTCTGGTAAGCTGACTGGTATTCTGGCCACCACTGGTATTCAGAACCTAACCTATAGTGCTACCGCTGGCACTGATGGCGCTATTGACCTTGTTAAGGCCGCACGCCAAGCAGTAACCAAGCTAGAGAACGTAGGGGCCACGCTCAAGTGTGTGCTGATTAACCCTGAAGACGATGAGCTGCTAGACCTTGCGCAGGATGCAGACAAGCGTTTCTATAGTGCAGGCCCGTTCGGGCGCGGCCCGAACACCCTCTGGGCTCTCCCGCGTATCAAGTCCGCTAAGGTGCCCCGTGGCACTCAGATTATCGGCGACTTTGACACGGTGCAGTTCTTGGAATACAAGGGCATTAACGTAAACGCATTTAGCCAACATGAAGACTTTGCCCGCCGTAACCTAGTGTATGTGCGCGCAGAGTGCCGTGCAGGTCTAGCCATTTACCGCCCCAACCGTCTGTGCGTGGTGAAGAAGAGCTGATGATTATCTTTAACGGTATCCGCTACCGGTTCGAGGATGCACTCGAACTTGGTTTGATTGGCCCTGACGGCGGGGCGCAGGTTGAGGGTGTCGCCTTTGACGGCCCGGCCCACGCCCCGCGCCACCTGGCCATTGAAGACAGTGCCCCAACCGATGAGGCCCCCGCCGTCGAGGATGAGGCACCCAAGCAAACTGGCCGGGGCAACCGCCCCCTAGCCAAGGCAGAATAGGAAAACCCTAGATGAGTTTGTCAGACCGGGCAGGCGTGGCTGTTCCCCTGCTTGTTACCCCCGAAGTTATTGCGGACGCTAGCGGCGGCGCTGTACACGCGGCGGACCCGCGCCTGCCCGTTCTGATCGACGGTGCCACTAACGCGCTTAGGGCTTGGTTGGGTTGGCATGTTGCCCCCGTTGTCACCGAGGTTATGACCTTGGATGGAAACGGCCATACCACAATGCAGCTTCCGTCTACACACGTGTTGTCCGTAGACGTGCTAGCTATCAACGGTAAAACTATTGAGCCGCACCTATACGGTTGGTCACAGGCTGGAATGATCGAGCTATACAGCGGCGCGTTCCCCGAGCGTTTCCGCTCTGTTCGGGTGATGGTTAAGCATGGATACCCGTCCCTACCGGCGTTCGCATCAATCGTAACTAACACCGTGCTAGGCGCTATGTCTAGCCCTATGGGCGCTACCCGTGAACAGGCGGGCGAGTTGTCTATCGCGTGGGAACGCAACGGGTTGCAGCTAACTAGCAAGGACAAGGAAACCCTGGCCCCCTATAAGATTCAGTCTTGGACGTGACATGTTACCTCCTTTCGCATATAGCCGTGGACGGCAACAGAAAGTCCAAATCTTGAAACCTAAGACTGTTCGGCAGTCTGGGCAGATGGTGGACACGCGCGAGTCCGAAGTTCTGTGTGAATCTGTGTGCGTATGGTCACAGACTGAAGCATCTTTGAGTGCGGGCGGCAAACAGATCACGCAGGGCACTAGAAAACTCTATTTACCCCCCAACGTGCTAACCGACTGGGAAGTTACCGACGGACATATTAAAGGTATCGAAAAGTCACGGTTGCGAGTCCGGTTCGAAGATGGCGGGCGCGACTGGGAAATTATCGACGAAGTGCGCCATGTGAAAAGTATTTCTAAAGCACTTGATCACCAGTTCATGACATGCCGAAGACTGGAAGGCGGCGACTAAATGCCCTGGAAAACCAAAACTATTTTGAATTGGGAAGGCGCAAAGGCAACAATGCACCACCCACTAATCATTTCAGACATTAACCGGCGGGCATGGCAAATCGCCCACGCCGCCGGCCCCGGCTATACAGTCAAGCAACGCCATAAGCGCGTTGTGCGTTACGGTGCGGAAGTGCGGGCCTATTCTTACGACGCTAAGCGCCGTGAACAAGACGGCGAGGGAACTTTAATGGGAGCTATTAATGCCGGTAGAGTCTGACCTAGTCACCGAAAACGGGTTTGACGGATTCACGGAAGCTCTAGCCGAGTTCCTGAACGCCAAGCTTGATTTTCCCACCTATGGGCAAATTCCCAACCCGCGCCCACCCGCCTTTTTGGTTATCACCCGTAACGGTGGTTGGCTAAGCAAAGTGACCGACACGGTCTATATGCAATGTGAGGTTTGGGCGGATACCAAGGGTAAGGGTTTGGGTATGGTGCAGCAGATTAGGGAACTGCTTATCCGGCAACCGCTTTCCCATATCGGCCCGTACCGAGTCTTTCACCGGTACGAAGTGTCTAGCGCAACCTACCTACCCCTAGTTAGCTCCGATGATATCCGATGGCAGTTTGAGCTTGGTTTCAAACACCAAATCAGAAAAGAAAAGGTCTAATGGAATACCCAATGATTGGAACAGCGCCCGGCACGGCCAATGGTAGGCCGTTCGGTGTCGGCGACAAGATTCTAGTCATAGAAGCGGGCGAACGCGCGCGACTTCTACATTACGGGGAAGCTATCGACGATGAGGCAACCCCTACCCCCACGGAAAACAAGGCTTTTACGCCTGAGACTAAGGACTGATCAATGACCTACGCAAAGCTTAACCTTGACGCTATCCGTCAGTTTGGTTCCGTTGATGACTCCATTTCTATGGCTCCAGTCGGAACCACTATGCCTACTGCCTTGCTGGCGGCTGACGCGGCCCTGCCCTCTCCCTGGGTTGAGGTGGGCTGGAACTCCGAGGATGGCTACACTTTTAGCCCGAACGACTCTACGGATAAGCGTAAGGGTCACCAGGGCCACGAAATCTACAAAACGATTATGACGGAAAGCAATACCGAATTTTCGTTTGTGGCCTTGGAGACCTCACTCACGACTTTCTCTATCCAGTGGGATATTAAGAAGAGTGAGGATTTGGCGGCGGGTGGTGGCCCTGGCAAGCCCGCGACGCAGCTAACCCTTTCCTCCGCGCGTTCTATCAAGTCTGTTGCCTTGGCTGTGCGCACTTGGTCTGAGGGTTACCAATATATGTATTTGATTCCCCGGTTTGAGATTGGGGAGCGCAGCGAGTATAAGCTGTCCGCTACCGAGGATACCGCATTTAACGTTAAGGGAACCATTATCGGTAACGTGACGCTTATCACGGACGATCCGGCCGTGAAGAATGGCTTGAAGCTGTAACCCTGTGCTATCCTTGAGTTGTTGAGCCGATGGTTTGACATTTCCTTTCTGTGTGTTGTTTGGGAAACGCCGCCCATGCCTAGCGTGTGGGTGGCGTTTCTTGTATAATAGGCTTAACAATTGACAGTTTCCATGATTGGAGTTTAAATGTCTGAAACCACTGTTACTATGACTACCGCTGAGATGGCTAACCAGCTACACGCTAAGGTTCCCGAGGATCACAAGCCCCGCAAGGTAGATGATAAGGAAGCTATGGCCTTAGCTAACGAAGCACTTAGCGGCGTCATTACCGTAACCGTGAACGGCGTAACGTGGGATGTTGATAAGGCCGCGTTTAACGACTTCCGCCTAATGTATTCAGCAAGCAAGGGCGACATTATGCCCATGTTCAATGCTCTAGTTCCTGACGGCGAAGCGGTTGAGAAGCTATTCAAGACTATTGCTCTACCTGATGGCCGAGTGCCGGTCGACCAAATGGCGGCGCTACTCGAAAAAATCAGTGAGCGGGTAGGCATGGGAAAATAACAGCCCTGCCCGGCGTGGTGGCAGAATATACGCCCGAGCTTGAGGCAGACTTCCAGCGCTTTTACGGCATTGACCTTGCCGATCTGTGGACCGGCAAAATGAGTCCCCGTAGGGCTTGGAACCTTGTTGAAAACCTCCCGGCGGGCGCGGCGCTCTGGCAAGCTATAGGTGGCCCGAACGCATGGACCGGCGAAGAACATGCACTACACACTTGGCTATGGAAGTTAACATGCGTAGTGTCGGGCGGCTTTGGGGCCGAACAACGTGACATGCCGGAACGACCTAAACCGCCCGAGATTGGGTGGCGAGAAAAGCTGCGCGCTAAGGCTTTGCTGGAAAAGGCGCGTATTGCTAGAATTAAGGCAAGGAACAAACGCCAAGCTAACGGTTTGGCACCGGCTTAGTTTCCCCGTATTGAGCAATGAGCGCTCTTGTATTGGCCCCGCCTGAACTGGTTGAATATCCCGGATCAAATATTTTAGCCGCCGGTTGTTTTATTCATAATGTTCAGAGTGGGGCCAAGTTTTAAACGTTAGGCAGGTAGCATGGCAGGGCCGCAATACATTGAGTTAGCCAACACCTATGTGTCAATCGTGCCCACGGTTAAGGGCGCGGCTGAAGCCCTTGACAAGGCTTTCGGCGGCGAAAAGCAGAAGTGGGAAAAAGCTTCCGCGCGTCTGGGAAACCGGATGGTAGAAGCTATCATGAAGCTTTGGAAAGACGCTAGCAAAAAATACAACATGGCTAGCGGCTTTGTCACTAAGCTAAGGGCAGACATTCAAAAAGCTTCCCCGGAACTCAAAGCCGAATATAAGAAGATGGGTGAGAACATCACCCGCATCACTTCAAACTGGAGTGAGCTTAACCGCAACATTATTAAATCTTCCTTTGGGCGCATAAAAGAAGATTTGAACATTGGCGGTATCCGCGCTAGTGTCTCTAAGGAAATGGCGGGCATTAGCGCCGCGTTCGCAGGGGTGGGCGCTGGCGCCGTTGAAACCGGTAAGCGACTAAAACAAGCTTTTAACGACAGCAAGCTTGGTAAAGCCCTTGCGCCCGAGTTCGAAAAGATTCAAGCTAAAGCTAACAGCGCGTTTACTACCGTAACGGTGCAGTCAGTCAAGGCGGCGGCAGCTATCGACGTTGCTACGATCCCGTTTCGCCGTATGGCGGCGGCGGCTGAAGCGGCAAAAACCAAGCTCACATATGCGTTCTATGGTTTAAGTGATCAGATCAAAAAAGCTATTGAACCGATCAAAGCTAAATTTGCCGAGGTGTTCGACAAGGTAAAAGAATCTGCCTCAAAGTTTGTTGACGGCGTTAAGGATCGTTTCGGCAAGATTCATGAGGCCGTCGCTAACATTGTCGGCAAGATCACCACCCCTTTCTCTAAAGCATTTGGGGCTATCTCTGAAGTGTTTAAGCCGCTTACTTCCTCTCTGGGCAACCTGACCTCAACGATTGGTAAGGGCGTTAGCGGCGCTGTCGGTTACGTGGGCGGCGCTATCAAAACGCTTGCGACTGAACATGCCCAAACGCTGTATGGGCTTGTCAGCAACACCACAGGAACTATTGGGAAACTTAAAGGCGCTGTCAAACAGGGTGCACAAGGCATGTTCAATGTGCTACCCGAAGAAACGCGCAAGTCTATTGCTGGGATGGTTGACAAGTTTAAAGCTTTCAACCCTGCCTCACACTTGCTGGCCCCTTTAAAGGCTATGGGGAACACGGTTGGCTTTTTCGCTGGCCAAGCCGGAAAAGCTTTGGAAGCCTCATTTAACACGGCGGTTAATGGGTGTCTTGCGGCTATTGGCGCGCTTACGGCGGCTATCGCCTCACAACTTGGCGGGGCTATTGAGCGTGTGGACACGGCCCATAACTTCCCGCGCATCATGCAGAACATGCGCGTCTCTACTGATGATGCGTCAGCCGCCTTAGCCAAGATGGACAAGGCCATTACCGGCTTGCCCACCAAGCTTAATGACATGACCGATATGTCTGTTGCGTTGAAGTCGGCCATGCCAGACAAAGAAATGTCCTATGTTTCTGACGTGGCTATCTCCCTTAACAACGCTCTGCTTGCTGGCGGTAAGGGTGCTGCTGAAGCTAACCGCGCGTTCGTGCAGTACACGCAACAGTTAGCTAAGGGCAAGGTGGACATGCAGTCCTACCGCGCCCTAATGGAAGTCATGCCCGCGCAGCTAAACCAAATCGCAGAAGCGTTGCTAGGTGCTGGGCACAATTCGCAAGAACTGTATACGGCCATGAAAGATGGCACGGTTTCGTTTGACGATTTTAACGCCGCACTAATCAAACTCAATAGCCAAGGCGTTAACGGGTTTGCGTCATTCACAGATCAGGCCAAGTCAGCCACACGCGGCATTGAAACCGCGTGGGGTAACGTAAAGAACCAGATTCAACGCGGTTTGGCTAAGATTATTGACGCTATCGGCTATGAGCGCATCCTTGGTGTAATCATGAAAGTGCAGGAATACACCAAGGCGTTCTTTAATGAGATTGTCAAGTTTATTAACGTAGCTAACAAGGACGGCGGTAAGGCGTTCTCTGGTTTCGCTGACGCTATCCCTTTCATTGGCGCGGCTCTGGGCTTGATCCTCCCTAACCTGCCCATTATTGGCGGGCTGTTCTCCGGCCTGACCGCCGGTGTTGGCTTGTTCATTGGCGTTATCGTTTTAGCGTGGATGAAGTCTAAAGAATTTAGGGATTCTGTAGCGAACCTGGGCGGCGAAATCTCTAAACTAGGTCAAGCTTTAGACCCAACCATTACGCAGCTACAAAAGTTTGTGGACGCTTTCGGCGCCACCACAGGGCACTTGCTGGGCGGTGTAGTTGACAAGCTGATTACGCCGATTGTTTCAGGGGCCGCTAAGATTGAGGGGCCTTTAACGAACATTGTGTCAATGGTCACCGCCTACATACTTCCAGTTCTATCAGACTTGGGAGATATGCTAATCGACGTTGTCGCAATGGTGGAACAGTTCGCAGGCGGGTTACTTGGCGCATTAATAGAAAAGCTCGCCTCTGCTTTCTCGCGCATGTTACCGCCCATTAAGGCGGCAGTGGATGGTTTCAAAAAACTTTGGGACTTCCTAATGCCAGTGCTGGTACCCGCCTTTAGAATTTTGGGCGCCATAATCGGCTGGATCATTGGTCTTGTGGCTGATATGAGCGCATCCCTTATTGGCGGGGTGCTTAAACGCGTCGCGGGAGCTTTTGAATCTATCGGCCCCGCAGTAGACAAAGCCGCACCCAAAATGCAGGCTTTCGCCGACAAAATGGTTAAAGGCTTTAACGACATTAAAAATTGGGTAGACAAAGCTTGGGAGAAAATCGCACCGTTCTTTGAATGGTTAGGGTCCCTAACGGCGGGTGCTGGCATAGCTGTAATAAAGTTAATCGTTGACGCCCTAGTAGGCCTTTACAATGGCGGCAAGAAACTTGTAGACGAGCTAATGCCTTACCTCAAACCTTTGTTTGATCAGCTTGTTTCTTGGTTCAACACTCTTAAGCAAGTTTTCGTTGACTATGTTGTGCCCGCCCTTAAGGTTGGCTGGGATGTGCTCAAGGTGGCGTTCCAGGTTGGCGGCGACATTATCGGCGCAGTGTTTCAGGCTGTTGGGGCCGTGCTTAAATGGGTTTGGGACTGGATTATCGGCCCCGTGTTTGAGCTAATCAAGGTCGGTATCAAAGTTCTACTTTGGGTTATCAACCTGAACATTGAGCTTATTAAGGCGGCGTTTAGGGGCATGGCCTCAGTAGCGCAATGGGTTTGGGACCACGGGTTGAAGCAAACCTGGGATGCTATCAAGTCTGGCGCTGATGCTGTCGGCAAGTGGTACCGCGACAATCTAGCCCCGATCTTCACCACGTTCTGGAACGGTATAAAGTCCGGCTTTAAAACAATGGGTGACGTTGTTAGCAAGGCTTGGGACGGTATCAAGGACGCCGCTAAAACCCCTGTCCGATTTGTCATTGACACCGTATACAACAAGGGTCTCAAGACCTGGTTTAACACGGCGGCTAGCACTATCGGTATTAAAACCCGCCTACCTGACATTAAGGCCGGGTTCGCGTCTGGTGGTGTTCTGCCCGGCTACACTCCGGGTCGGGATGTGCACAAATTCTATTCCCCCACCGGTGGGGCTTTAGAGCTTAGCGGCGGTGAGGCTATCATGCGGCCCGAGTGGGTTAAAGCCGTCGGTGGCCCTGAAGCTGTACACCGCATGAACCGTTTGGCTATCCAAAGCGGCGGCCACGCTTTCAGCTATGGTGGCGACGCTGGACAAACCGCTTTCGCCGACGGCGGCATTTTAGGCGACGCTTGGGGTTGGATCACAGACAAGACCGGTAAGGCTTGGAACTGGACCAAGGACAAGGCGAAGTCTATCGGCCATGCGTTTATGCACCCTCTCGAAACTATTGAGAAACTAGTGCTCGCCCCCACCCGTAAACTGTTGGGTAAGGTCACTTCCGGCGCTGTCGGCGACATGGTTAAGGCTATGCCGCCCATGTGGTTTGACCGCCTAAAGGCAATCTTTAAGGGTGAAACTGAAAAGATTGGTGGCGGTGACCTTGTCAACACGGCGCGTAAAGCTATTGGCACTCCCTATGTGTGGGGTGGCGTGAACGTGCCCGGCGGTGTTGACTGTTCAGGTTTGATTGTGTGGGCTTTGCGTCAAATGGGTAAGAATGTCCCCCGTCACACCGCATCGTCTTTCCAAGCTAATTCTTCCCCGATTGGTTCCCCGGCCCCGGGCGACCTTGCGTTCTGGGGCGGCGCGCCCGGCATTGGTGGCGCGCACCACGTCGCGGTTGTGTCTGGCCCTGGCCGTATCATTGAGGCCCCCACCTTTGGTATTCCCGTACGTGAAACCAGTGTTTACGGCGCGGTAAACTATGGGCACTTCAAGTACGATCAAGGCGGCTGGTTGCGCCCCGGCGTTACGACTGTAGTCAACAAGACTGGGAAGCCTGAGCCGGTGTTCACCTCCAACCAGTGGCAAACCCTGAAGAACAAGGGTGTTGACAAGGCGTCACTGGTTGAGGCCCTTAACGGCTTGTCGGTGACTCTGAACGTGGGCGGTAAGGACATGGCCGCCTACCTAGACGTGAGGGAAGCGCCAACTAACGCCGCCGTTTCAAAACGTAAGATCAACGAAATTCTAGGGGTAAGGTAGAACATGGCTAAATGGAGCCCGGCAAGTGGATATTTGTTTGTCGGCGTGAACGTGTCACAGTCCCCGGCGACGGTGACCGCAAACACCAAGACAGTTACGCTCACCGCCCGCTATTTTGTTTCAAGCGACGGGTATGGACATAACTTTAGTTCCGTACTACACGCTACGGGTGCTATTAGTGCCGATATCCCGTTTAGTTTTTCTAGCCCTTACAACGGGTCTGTGACGCGCGAGGTTGGTTCACGTTCAATCACGGTGGCGGTTAGCGGAACTAAAAGCTATACGTTTAACGCTAGCGTGGGTCCGATCTGGAATGGTGGCAACCCTACTGTTTCGTACACGCACACGGTGCAGGTTAGCGGCGCAACAAGCGGTGGCGGTGGCAGTACCCCGGCTACCCCTATTCAAGGCCCAAGCGGGCCAACCAATGTTAAGGCCGTCCTTGTCAAGGGGCGCCCCTATGTGACATGGGTTAACAACGACACTAGCGTTAAACCGGTCCTTGCGGTAGGTATCGAACGTCAAGGGACCGACGGGAAACTAGTCCGCGTCGCCACGCTACAAGGCAAACCCACCAGCTGGACAGACAACGCAGCGGCCCGCAACGAACGCTACACCTACTATGTTCACACCTGGAACACTGTAGGCGTATCTGACCGCACCCCCGCCGCTGACCCACTGTATACGCCCATTGATGCACCAACCGGTGTGAACGTCAAATACAGTCGAGACGGCGGCGTCTACCTGACCTGGGCAAACAGGTTAGGGTATGAGCCAGTCGTGCTTGTCAAGCAAGGCGACACCGAAACCGAGTATGGGGCGGGAACAAAGTTCGTTACTCTACCCGCCCCCACAGGGGAAATGTCGTGGGGTGTGGCGTTAGCATCCCCCGGCAAGGCGCAGGTATCGCCCTATACTCAGTCAAACACGCTTCCCCCGCTGCAACCACCAGCGGCGCCAACTATTGTGGGGCCTAAAGAAACTGTTGCGCCCACAAACATTCCCCTAGCATGGCAACATAACTCAAGGGATACTTCAGAGCAAGAAAAAGCTGAAGTACGCTATAGGGCTATTGGTGGCACCAATTGGGAAACTGTTTCAGTTGGCGCTACACAAACAACCACACTGCCTTTGCTTGCCGTGGGGCGCTGGGAGTGGCAGGTGCGCACGTGGGGCTTGTTTAAGCCAGGTGAAGAACCTGGGGCCTCTCCTTGGTCAGATGTAGCCAACATTAACGTAGACACACCACCTAGCGTGCTGTTGGGGTTCGCCGTGCTGGGTGCACCCATAGTTAAGACCTCGCGCCTAAACCTGACCTGGCGTTTTATCACAACCTCCGGGGCAACACAGGTGGCCGCCGAAGGTAAACTATATGACACTAACGGGAACCTGGTTGAAACCCAAACCAGCGAAACGGCTGACACTAAACTACAGTTCACAACCCCACTCCCGAACGGTAGCCGATGGCGCGTGGCGTTACGCGCCAAGTCTAGCGCTGGGCTATGGTCGAACGTAGCCGAGGCGGCGTTCCAAGTAGAGTACGCTATGCCTTTAGCGCCCGTGGCCGCTGGCAAATGGGATGAAACCAACGGGTGCGTGAACCTCACCATTAGTAACCCGCAACCCACAAGCGCCGATAATGTGGCGGCAGTAACAAACACTGTATGGTGTAGCCGTGACGGTGGCAACACGTGGGAAGTACTCGCCGCCCTAGTGCCACTAGACACTACCTACACGGACTATACGGCGCTAAGCAACGGCGACACGCTATACCGGGTTGAAGCCATTAGTGACCTGCCCTCTTCCGCGCACACTGACTATGCAGTTAGTGCAGACTCGCAAGCTATCTGGATATCAGATGGTGCAAGCCCCGGCGTTGCGTTCCCTTGGGAACCTAAACACACGCTAAAAGCTGGATTGGTGAATCGCAAAGTGCAGCGGTTCGCAGGCCGGGAAAAAGGCGTACTGTTTGCTGGCCGTGAATATGAGCGGTCAATCTCAGTAACCGCCGACGTGCGAGACGAAGAATACCAAAGCCTAATAGACCTAGAGAAACTAGCGTTAACCCCGCAGGTTATGCTGTACCGTGACCCGATGGGGCGCCGAATGTGGGTGTCTCTAGGCGAAATTAGTTTACCCCGTGACGTCAACGGGGCATGGAATATTAGTTTTGATGTAACCGAGGTTGAAGCCCCGCATGGACATTAACAGTATTGATTGGGCTGGGCACCGGGTAACCCGATACACGGTTACCCGGCTTAGCCGGCTCGAACACGAAATAGGCGAACTGGAAGAAGTGCTTAGTGGTAGCGTGTCTGTTTCTGCTACCACACAGTTAAGGACGTCCGCGTCTCTTGAGATAGCCGACACTGGGCAGGGCATTAACTTTGCTAGTGAGCGTGTACGCATTGACGCAACAGTCAACGGGTATACGTGGCCTTTGGGCGTGTTTCTATATTCCTCCCCGAAGCGAAGCTACACAGACGCACAAACCACTATCAGTGTCGAACTACTGGGCAAGCTCGCTATTTTGAGCGAGTCATGCACACAATACCCCTATAGTGTTCCCGCTAACACGGCGGTTGTGCCTCTAGTTAAAAGTCTGATCGAAGCGCAGGGCGAAACAAACATCGTCGCAACCGACAAACAAAAGTATTTGCGCTCCGCTATGGTGTGGGACGCTGGAACCAGCTACCTAAAAATAATCAACGACCTACTAGACGCTATTAACTATTGGGGCCTCTATACGGATGGTTCCGGCGCGTTCTGTATCACCCCCTACACTCTCCCGGAAGATCGCGGCATTTCGTGGATGTTCGTTGAGGGTGCAAACTGTATCCATACGGCAGAATGGACACGTGAGCAAGACATTCTTGGTGTCCCTAACCAGGTTGTGCTTGTTGGTAACGCGGCGGGCGGTGGCGGCGATAACGAAGATAAACATGTTCTCACCGGCATTGCCCGCAATGAAAACCCTGATTCTCCCTACTCCTACCAGTCGCGGGGGCGCTGGATCACACACACAGAGACCGGGATCGAGGCAGACAGCACCGGAACCTTGTTCGCTAAAGCGCAACGCAAGTTACAGGAACTTTCCGCGCCGGTAGGCAAGATCGACATTAAGAACGCGCCCCTAGCCCTGGACCCTAACCAGGTTGTGTTGTTTGACTCGCAAGGCCACAGGGCTAAGGCCACTATCCAGGAAATTAAATACACTCTAGACCCAACCGCTCTGGTTGATACGACCCTAAAAGAAATTGAGGTAATCACGATGCCGACTGACCTTTCAACTCTGGTTGAAACCCTAGCCGAATTGTCCGCAAAAGTTGACGCGGCAATGCAACTCCGCTGGGGTGTGCTCGACAGTGTCGAGCCCGCAACGGTAACCTTGGATGGTGGCGGCGTGTTGTCCGATGGGGTGGAGATTCTAGGCACAGCCATTGAGGGTGACCGGGTGGCCGTAACTATCGTTAACCGGCGCGCAATCGTGCTGGGTGGGGTTCGACAGAAACTCCCTAACGGTGGGCTAACAGTGCAAAGCGGGTGGACACTCTACTATGTGCGCGTTGAACGTAACGGCGCTATGATTCACGCCGACTTTCGTTTGACCGGTTCGCAGCAAAGTTTCTCCAGTGGACAAATAATGACCGTGGCGAAACTTAACCCGCTAATCTCGATTAAGGGCGACGGCACCGCCGTTGGGTTCATTGAAAAGGTCGGCAACTTCTCCTTGCGTGTCGTGCGCGACAATTTGCAGGTAGTTGCAGGTAGTGGCGGCGGTAAATTCCCGCCCGGCGACTACTACGCTTCCATTACGTGGAACATCTGACAAGGGTAGTTGTATAATGTTTAGTATGACTAGTATTGATGACGAAATCGCCGCTATGGCCTCTATGCCCGAATTTGGGGACGGCCCTAACGATGTTGTCCCCATTGACGTTAGCGACATTCACATTCAGGCCGCTAACAATGTTTATGATCATTTTGTGGGAGGTGTTGCACAGTGACTACCGCAGCAGACGTGTTACGCTATGCCGCCGATGAGGTGGGCTATAGCCGTTGGGATGACGCCCTAGAAGGGTCTAAGTATGGGCGTTGGTATGCTCAGCAAACCCACTCAGCTTACTTTGCCTCTTCTGGCGTGCCTTTCTGTGCAATGTTTGTTTCTAACATTCTTGCGGAAGCGGGCACCAGTCTGCTTGGCGACAGCCAGGTGTACGCCTATGTGCCCTGGATGATCCGTGACGCACGCAATGTTGGGCGACTGGTTTCCCCTGATGACGCACTACCCGGTGACGTCCTATGTTTCGACTGGGACAATGACGGCGTGGCCGATCACACCGGGTTCCTTGCGGCGGCGTACCCTGACTATGTGGCAACCATTGAGGGCAACACCTCAAGCGGCAATGGCGGCTCACAGTCTAACGGCGGCGGCGTCTATCGCCGCACCCGTGACTGGGACGATATTTGCGCCATTATCCGCCCCGCATACACTGGCACCGGTATTACTCCCACCGCTACCCCTAACCCTGTTCGTTCCACCAACAAAGACGGCACACTTGTTGTTGATGGCTGGTTGGGCAATGACAGTATTGGGCGTATGCAGCTACTGCTTGGTCACTCTATCGATGGGGTTATCAGCGGCCAGGATGAGGAAAACGAAGACAACCTAGAGTGTTTCACCGCTATTGAATACGATGGCGGCGGATCGCTACTGGTTGAAGAAGTTCAGCGCCGCCTTGGTGTTGAAGCTGACGGTATTCTAGGTCCCGAAACCGTTAAGGCATGGCAGGGCAAGCTTGGTGTCACCGTTGATGGTTACGCAGGTGTTGAAACCGGTAAGGCAATTCAGTGTGAACTAAACGCCGGAAGGGTGTGTGCATAATGACTAAGCATCGTGAAGAACTCTTTACTCAGGATAAGCGCGCCGCACTGTATCGCCTAATTGTCGCCATTTTGGTGGTGTTAGGTGCATATGGTGTTGACACGCACGGGTTGCAGGCTTTGCTAACCCCCGAGTCGTTCGCTATCCTATGTGGTCTAGTGTCGGCACTGTGCTCTTCCTGGCACACGCCGTTCACTAAGCCTATCCTCCCTAAGCATAGGCAGGAAGCCGAAACCCCCAAGGTTCCAGAAAACAGCGAGGGCTAACAATGTTGATTGGAGCATTAGGGGCGGTGTTGATCCCTTTAGCCGCCGCCCCTCTCGCCCCGATCAACTCAGCCGAGGGAATTAACGCGCTAGCAACGCTGCTAACCGCGTTCGTTTCAGCGTTAACAGTAACCGGTGTCACTGGTTACTTGGGTAGGCGGCGAAACAAAAGACAAGCCGCACAAATAAGCCACATGCAAGCGGCCATTGAAGATACGCGCGAACAGGTGACCAACCACCACTCAACAAACTTACGTGACGATGTGACGCAAGTTGCCGAAATGCAAGCGGCGGTGATGGATATGATCACTGAGCTTAACAAGGAAAATGAAGCGCGTACTGATAGGGCGGATTTAAAAAACGCTGAACGATTTTCTGAGCTGGCCGACCGCATGGGCACAATAGATCGAAGAATAGCCACATTAGACGAACGTCTAGCCGCTACGCAAAGCAATAGCCACAGTACGCACGCGCGGATGTTCGAACGACTAGAGAAACTAGAAGACAGTAAGGAACAAGAATGATTGAAGCCCCGGCGGCACCCTATGCCCGCGTAATCGGTCGTTTTGCAAACCCCGGCTTGCAGGGCCGCCGGGGCCGAATCACTTTCACCCCCACTGTTGAGGGTGTAGCCAAAACAGACAATGGGGCTGTTTTCTTTGGTGGTAGTGAAACCGCCTACATTAACGACAGCGGGGCAATTGGCGACAGTAAAGGCAACCCCTACATTGACTTAGTGGGGTTAGGTCCCGGCGTGACCCCAAGCAGCAAGTGGGCTTACCATGTGCTTGTTGAAACACTTAGTGAAGTGTTGGAGTTTGACGTTTTCCTGAAACAGGGCGGCGTCTATGACCTAAACAATTTACAGAATAGCGGTGACGAAAACGTGTCTATCCCACCTGACATTTTAAGCAAGCTAGCGGCCCTGGATAATGTAGCAACGCAGCTACCCGCCCTTAATCAGGCGGTCACGTCGGCAACTAGTAAAGCTGAGGCCGCAACCAGCAAAGCCGAGCAGGCAACCCTCAAGGCAGAGACTTTAAGCGGAACCGTTGAGACTGTTTCAGGTAAGGCTGACTCAGCGTTGAGCAAGGCCAGTGAGGTTGAGGCCCTGGCCAGGAAAAACGCTGAAGACATTGTCGCTGTGCGTAACTCTATTCCCACGTCTGGCAGTGGCGCGCCGGGCCCTAAGGGTGACCCTGGCGAACGTGGCCCTAAAGGTGACCCTGGCCCGCAAGGCCCACAGGGCGCACAGGGCGAACAGGGCGAACAGGGCTTACCCGGACCCAAGGGTGACCCCGGTTCGCTGACCAAGGAACAGCTGGACGAACTTAACCGGAAGCTGGACGCTCTCAAATCGGGGGCTATGGGTAGCAATGAACAGACGATCGACATTAGCGACACCCACACGTATTCCCTTGCGCCCGCCGCTAACGTGCAAACCGTGATCCTAACCAAGTCAAGGCCGGGTATTGTTGACCTCACCCACCCCGATAACATTACTTGGGTTCCTGCCCCGCCTGAGCTAACCAGCAACGTTGGTAGCGTGGTGTATTTGGTGTTTATTAAGACCGGGTCTGGCTGGCAAGGGTACAGCGCCGGTGATCTGGACAACATTAACGAACTACTGTCTACCCTGCCGCCTATGAAGTCGGTTATCCCTAAATTCATTGACAACGGCTGGGCATATGGTGGCACTAACTACCTTGCGCTAGTCAATAGCGTTGCTGGCTCTAGCGCCGACGGGTTCACCATTAAAGTTACCCACAATGTGCAGTCCGTGCTACCCAACAGCAAGCGCGGCAACTCCGATTTTTGGAACTACGTTGAGGAAGCAACCGAAACCGAAAAAGCCAAAGTCAAGAACGGTCCGCTCTCACAGGTTGGGCGCACAGAATTAAAGCTAGGCAAGCCAATCGTGGTTGAGGCCACTATTGAAAGCGATACGCCCCGCTCTAGTTTCGGCTTGCACGGTTCGCCTTATAACGAAAAGTTGGTTTCAATCGGCGCTAACCCAAACATGGTGTATGAGTTCAGCGGCAACGGCGTTCCCAACGTCAACACCACCATTAAGGCGCAGTCTGGCGACTCTCTACGGTTCAAATACGACGGCACCAACTGTACCGCCTATCTAAAGCCAGTAGGCAAAGAAACCTGGGTAATGCTGGGCACCCTGCAACCTAAGCCGTTCGGGCATGAAGAAAAAACAATCTACAGCCGCATCGATTCTCAATACAACTTCACTGTGAAGAACTGGCGCGCTACCGGGGAGTTTGCCTAAATGAATAGCAGCTATGAGCTACTAGCAATGATCCTGGCAGGGCTGGCCAACAAGACCAGCGGCCCTGCCAGGTCAGCTGGGTTTGACGAAACCTATAATATTGTTGTTGACGCTAACTCGTTGTTCGCGCGTTGGGTTGCGCCCGGCATTCAAGAAGTAGCCGGTTTTAAAAACCTGATCCAGTCTACCGGCGCTAACGTCGGTAACTGCGCCATCCCGGGCCAGACCTGGGCTGACATGACTAAGAACGCGGCTGACGTGCAGGGCCTTTGGCGTTCTGGTAAAAAGAATATTCTTGTGACCGGCGAGACCACTAACTCTATCTTTGTTGAGGGCGCCACGGTGGCTAAAACCGTGGCCGACGCTAAAGCCTACATTGCCGCCCGCCGCGCCTCGCAAAAATGGGATTACGTTGTTTTGTGTGGCACTATCCCGCGCGGCGATAAGGCCACGGCGGCTGAAAACGTCGAGCTAAACAAACGCATCCTTGACGTAGACGCACAGCTCAAGGCAGACACTACGCTGTATGATTCTTGGGTTGATTTTAGGGCGTTTAGCCCCGAATGGTTCAAGGCCAGGGCTGACGGCTACACGGCTAAATTTATGGACAGTGTGTCCACGTGTAACCCGACGGCGGGACGCCCCGATATGATTCACCCTATCGGGACGCCCCGCGACGTGTTCGCCGACGCTATCGCAGACGGGTTAAACCGCTTACTCTAGCTCTGCTAGTGGTTCTAGCACTTTGGCTTCGAATGGCTCTAACATTTCCATGATTTGCTCAGCGGCCTTGTATGACCTAAAGAACAGTTCGGGGCCGTTCGGCTCACACAGTAAGTCGGCAATGTCGGAAAGGCACACATCGCCGGGACGCATTTCGGCTACTGTAGATAGCCAGGTTAGTTGCGCATCCCAACGGCCATATTTCGACAGTCGGTATTCAAGCGTAAAAGGAACCTTGGTGTTTCCGGTAGTGACGGAAACAACGTTGTTGTTTTCGTCTACTTCAATACTGAAATACCTATCACCGCCTAACGTAATGCCGTCGAAGTCTTGATCTTGCGCCGCCCCGATAGCTAGGGCAGCGGTACTCACTAGCCGGTGTTTTTTCCCTAGAATCTCTGACAGTGACTTCAGGGAGTCTAGGGCATCTCGCAGGTTGCTAACGATATCAGACATGAAGGCGCTGTATCGATCTACAACACACGCCGCGCACTCAAACGAGTTCACATAGTGAATGATATTACCAAGGTGACCGATAACGTTCGCGCCTACTGGCCCCGTGGTTTCTTGCACATGCAAGGTGTAGGCGGCGAGTAGGGACTGGTTGATTACTTCAATTGGGTATAGCATTAGTTTTCCCTAGCATCCCATTCTAGTTTTTTGGAGATGAGCGCGGCCTCAATGAATGGGCGCTGAATCTCACGGAATTGTTCGCCGTTGACATCGGGCCGTAGGATATGCAGTAGGTCTCGATAAGTGCAAGACTCGATGTTATAGTTTTTTGCTAGCGTCGCCTCTAGGGCTTGCATATAGTTAGGCGTGGCTTGCTTAATTCCGCGCCACTCCCAACGGATGGCGTCATAGTCAATGGTTGTTCGAGTGTTGGCACCGGTGTAAACGGTCAACGTTACTGGCTGTGACCCTACCTTGCAGTATGTGCAATGCATTTTTTTGCTACCGTCACGGATGGGGCGCTGTAGCTCACGCATTTCAGCTACGGTTAGGTTGTCCGCCAACTCTCGCACATCCCACAATAGCTTGTAAGGTCCGGGAATGTTGTCGCCCTCAGCAAACATGAATGGGATGGTCTTTGCAAAGCCGCGAAGCGCCCTAATCATAATGTCCGCATCTAGCGTGCGCCGACCGCTGGCTATTTCCCGCAGATCGTCACTAACGTTAGCTAAGGGGTTAATGGTTCCCGAACCTGCGCCGCCACCCCATCCCTTGCTGTAGGTGGGTGCGCAGACAGATAGGTTTAATGCCACAATTTCGGCAGGATTGACGTGTTTCATGTTTGTATCCTATGCCCCTATCGGTGTGTAAACAACATTTATGAGTGTGACGTTACTTACAAAGGGCCTTGATGGCTTCATGTTCGCGGCGATACAGCATCCAAGCCATTTGCAAAGTGCCTTGCGCCCAAGCGAACGCCAAATTCTCAATGGTGGATGGGTCGCCACTAGAGTAAGGGTAAATCGCTTTAATGTCGTAGCGTTCAGGGTGGGACCTGACTTCACGCCTCACGCTAGCTAGGTAAAAAATCCCGTACTTGCATACAATCTCTTTAACGAGATAAGAATCTGATGGCCATGTCGGATCGTAAACCACGCTGGCCGCCGTGTGAACAAATTCTTTGAATAGCGTTTCGGTTGTGAGTTGTTCGTCAGCATTCCCCTTTAACAAGACGTTATATAGTGCCAGGTAGACCACCAGGTCCAACTTGGTATCAAACGCGCTCGCGGTGCCCGGCGTGCAGGTCTCTAGCCGGTCTACCTTGCGTGCCATGCTTGCCACAAACGCAAGCTCACCGCGCTTGCACCAGCTATCCCCGTATTCATTGTTCTTGCTGGCGAATACACGCTCAATGGTTTCAAGCGGTGTTTCATCCATGATACCCAACCCAAGCAGGGCTTGCTTGCATGGGTCCACAGATACATTGCTCTCACTCATTGTTTGAATCTCCCTTTACCGGCTTAGGCAGGTCGCACACGGCGTCAAGGTAAGGCTTAAGCATGTTAAGAATTTTCTCAGCCTTAGCCGGATAATCACACATATAACCTAACCCCTGCAACCCTAAAACACTCCGACGCTGAGACCGCAAAACCTGATACTCCATAGGGTTTGAGGTGCTGTCTAGTAGCGTTCCGTTATGGCACGCAGTAATGAACTCTTCGGAATTCCCGAACAGTTCCCTTTGGTAGCACAAACTTTCGGTGTCGCACCATTCCTCAAAATCGCGCCGCAATAGCTCTAGACGCAGCGCAAGAATTTCGTACTGTTCATCCGTCAACCATTTCAGCGGCTCAGGCTGTGGCGTGGGCTGGACGGTAGTCCGTGGGCTGAATTCATCGACGGCGCGCGCACACACGTCACAGTTAGTTAAAAACATGACATGAGCCCCAAATTCCTGGGAGACACAGATAAGAAAATGCCTATTGGTGATCTGAAGTGTCGCCAACCCCTTAGCCACCTTGTTATAAAAGGCGAACGTAGACCTTTTGGTAATAGCCATTTCTGGAATGTCGTAGCAATAGATAGAAGTCGCGTGAGTCTCAAAGAACTTTTCGGGCTCCCTGATGCTCAGTTCGTCGTAGTCTTTCGGGTTAAAGTCGCACGAGCTTGTATACTCAACGCCACTAATGTTATTAAAAAACTCTCGCTCACCGTTACCCGTCCCCCAAATATCCTCTTCCACACAGACTAGCAACCTGTCACAAGGCCCTGGGCTTTCCAACACTTTCTTAATTTTGTTAGGTACCAGTTCATACCAGGGTTTCATTTCCCTAGAGTTGATGGTGTAAATTTCAGTTCCCATTGTCCCTATTCTCCTTATCCTTGTTTTGCGACAGCCGCTTTTCAACATAGCTAAGCACACGGTAAGCCGCCTCAATGGTGGGCGCGTCGTTCGACATGACCGCCGCCCCGGCAAGGAACCAAGCCAGGTTAAGGGCATAGGCCCTCCTAGACGCGCTCAATTCTTTCATGAACAGTAGGCCCTTTAGCGAGTCGGCATACCCGGCGGTAATCTTAACCCCAACAGGGTCAAGGCCGTTACCCTTAAGGCTCTCCTTAATCAGGGCAATGCTTGCCTCCAACTGGGCACGCTCACGCTTAAACAACACATTCTTAACCATTAGTCAACTCTTCCTTGTCGTTTTCCTGAATACGTATTTGCCATTTAATGTATGAGCCTACGTAACGTTGCAGACTCTCAACTTGTTTAAACAATTCATCACCAACAATAAGGGAAACCTGGTCATAAGCGCTAGATAGGTAAGCGTAGGCGTCAACAATTGCTTCTGGTTGTTGTTGCGCCACGCTAACGCAGCGCCTAGCCCACCTTAGCTTAATTTCTAAAAACATAGCTTGGGTTCCTAGCATCACGCCGGTTGCAACCTTAACATTAGCTAAGTCAATAATGTTGTTAACCCTATAGGCGACAGTGTCAACAAAAGTTTGATCAACCCTCATTCCTGATGCTTCCCCTCTTCCTTTTCGAATAGCATCTTTCTGAAATGCAACTCTAGAATATCTTTAAGTGTCCGCGTGTCGTTGATAAGTTCTTTATCGTCTAAAGTTATAGCCACACCCAAGGCGACGTTCGCACAGGAGCAGGCGTAAATGTGGGCGACACTCGATGTAGGGGACGCCATAATATTTCGCGAAGCTTGGGACACTTCAGCACAAATAAACATGCCGTCAGTAAAAGGTATTTGCTTACTATCCATCTTAGGCTTAGCCACATCTACGATACGGCTAGCTAGCGAGTTAACCGCGTCGGTATAGTCTTTGTCTGGTTTCATTCTTGTTCCTCACTGGTTGCTTGTATACGTGATTCTAGACTGGGCGGGTTATGGTGGTCAGATAGCAGAATATCTACACGAAACCCTATAGATTCTTTTAGGACCTTAGTTGCCTTGATAAGTTCCACATTATCTATAGCTGTAGCCATACCAAACAACATGCACGCATGGCCGTAGCCATAAACAGCTTTATCAAGTGAATCATATTCCGATTTAAGCGCCCCCATAGCCAGAGACAGCCTAACATTAAATAGGGCGGCCTCAACAAAACGCATCTGACGGGCCTTAAGATTATTCCCCACTAGGTTCTTTAAGGCGCGTTCAATACGATGTAGCCCCAAAACATATTCTTCACCTGTAATAAATGTCATTGCTGTTCTTTCTTCCATAGCCCGCCCGTCTCTTTCTCGATAACGTCCGCGGCCTCAGACAATGCCGATTCAGGCGCTTTGCCACTTTCGTTTTCATACTCGATATACACGGACTCAACAGGAACTACAGTGCGAACGCCGCCTATCAGGATAGCTAGGTCCCCGCGCCGCAATAATGCTGAATCTTCAATACCGCGCTCGATCACCTTACGAAAAGCGCTGTGAGCAATTTTTCCGGGATCGCTAAGGGCGGGCGGCAAAGCGTTCAACAAACCCTGCAATACGCCATATGACGTTTCGTCATATGCTATTAGTAAAGAATCGCCCTCTAAGAAACGCATAGCGTAGACATGTGGCTCTGAGTAACGACACAAAACACGGCTAGCTTTACGCCAACGTGAAGCCGCACGCTTAGAGACGCCCGGCGTCTGTTCGATAGCGTCCGCGACAGCCAATAGTTCGCATTCAATCTCTTTCCAGGTTGGGACACTCACTTGTTGCTCCTTTCTTCAGTTTCGACCATTTTCAATAGTCGTGGGACAAGCGGCTTAGCAACCATTTGCGCAAATACCGCCGCAATGTTTTCGGGGTCTTCCCCCGCCAAAGCTTTAAGCAAGGCCAGTGCGTCTAGGCACTCTTTGGCGTCGGCTACCGCGCTAGCCGGGGTTGGGGCCTCTTCCACACCGGCCAACCAACCGACGTAGTCTTGCACCCCATTCATTACCCTTAGAATAGTGCCGCGCTTGGCAGGGTGAATGCCTTTTGTTTCCTGTATCACCGCTTTCAGGCCGAACAGCCCTGCGGTAATACTGGCTAGTGTCCGTGTCGATAGGTTCCTCACTGGTTGCCCTTAGATGTGGAAGGTAACGGACGGCGCGCCACCGAGAGCGGGAACAAAATTCGGCGACACGACGTCACCACGTTCAATGCCAAGCGCAAGCAATGCCTGAGCCGTAATCATGGAAACAATGTAGACGCGGCCCGGAACCTGGTCCGGTAGACCAATGACATTGCCAGTGTAGGACAAGTCGTAAACGGGAATACCGTCTACAGTCTCTACTGGTTCATCCGAGAACACCTCTTCAACACGCGCCGAGCCGGACGACTCAACGGTTAGGTCAGACATGTTGCCACGCTTGAAAGTGACCGCGTGGGGAGTGAGGTTAACAATCTCTGTCACGCTCTCCGGATCAAACGTGATGTTAGCGGCGTTGCCGCCGAACGTCATGTCCTTACCGCCCTTAAAGCGCGCAAGGCCCTTGTAGATAATGGCGGGTCCCTCGCGGTGGTCAATAGGTCCAGGGACAAGAAGCTGTTCGCGCATGTCGGGAAGCGCCCAAGCGGTGACAAGTGGAACCAGGGCGCGTTCACCGTCGCCAACCTCAACGGCGCAGGTAGGGGTAGCCTTAGTGTGCTTAGTGATTACCTCTACTCCGGCGAGGGCACCAGTAGTGGGCGCAACCTGGGAAATGAGGCTGGACTTGAGGAAGGCTGGACCGGTGGACTCATTGGCAATGAGCGTGCCGTCGGCAAGCTTGGTGGGGTACTGCATGTAAGCTTTGATTGCGGTCATTGTTTGTTCTCTCTTTCTTTCTATGTCCCCCTGCGCAACTGTCGGGGGG